CGACGCTGCGTATCCCGACCAGCAGCTGCTGGATCACTTCAAGGACGCGCTGAGCAAACATGCTGGCCACTGACGAGGCGGAGACCCAGAGCGAACGCCGGCAGCGCCAGCGCGCCGAGGAGGACGCCCGCGCCGATGCGGCGTTCCGCCGGGCGCACAACGCGCAGCGCAGCTACGGCGCGGCGTTGCGCGGCTACGCCAAGCAGATCGCCCACATCGTCCGCTACCACGCCGAGGGCGACCCCTTGGTGGTGCCGCCGCACCGGCTGCCGCACCTCCTGGAGGCACTGCGACGCTACCGCCTCGGCACCACGCCCTGGGCGCGCGCCACCGGCTGGCGGATGCTGCTCGAGGTCAACCAGCGCAATCTGACGGCATGGCGCAAGCACGCCGCGGCGATGTCGGTGGCGCTACGCGCGGAGCTGGCCAGCGCGCCGATCGGCGAGGCGCTGGAGCGGCTGCTGGCACTGCAGGTGGGCCTTATCACCAGCTTGCCGACCGACGCCGCGGAGCGCGTCCAGGAGGCCAGCACGGCGGCCTTACTGAGCTCCGCTCGCTACGCCGAGCGGACGCCGGAGGTGGAGGCGGCGTTGGAGCGCGCCCACCCAAACGCCACCGAGGCATGGCTGCGGAACAGAGCGACTCTGATTGCCCGGACGGAGACCGCGCGGTCCGCCTCGGTGCTGGTGCAGGCGCGCGCCGAGCACATCGGCGCCGATGAATACGAATGGTTAACAAGCGGCGACTGGAAGGTGCGGCCGAGCCACAAGCGGCTGAACCACTCGCGGCAGCGTTGGGACGCGCCGCCGCTGTCGGATCCGCCGGACTACCACAGCCACCCCGGGCAGATCTTTAACTGTCGTTGCGTTGCGTTACCAGTCCTGCCAGAATGAAAGGGAAACAGTCATGGCAACACTTGAAGTCGCCCAGCCGTTCAGCGTGCGGCTCGATCCGATCCCGATGGACGCCGAGGTGCTTCCAGGCGCACGCGGTCCGACCGATCCGACCGTCTATCAGTTCCCGACGCCGGGCACCTATTCGGATGTGCCGGACGAGGTCGCCACGCACGCCTACACGCAGCCCAATCTGGTGGGCTACGAGGCGCCGCCGTTCAGCCTGCAGCCGGCGGACACCGTGGTGATGCAGCCGGACCCGGAGCCGCCGCCCACCGGTGACGAGGCGCTGGACGCGCTGTCGACCGACCAACGCGAAGAGATCGTGCAGCAGCGCCGCACCGGCCAGCGTCGCCCTGAGTATGGCGCGCGGTCAGACCGGCAGCAGCGCGCCGACCAGACCGCCGAGCACGCCCGCGCGGCCGAAGAGCAGCAGCGGCCAACCCGCGAGGCATAGGCCATGCCATTGACCGCCAAAGGCTCCAAAGTCATGGCAAACATGAAGGAGCAATATGGCGAAGAAAAAGGCGAAGAGGTCTTCTATGCCTCCAAGAATAAAGGCACCATTAAGGGTGTCGATAATACACCCTCGATGGAAAACCCCCGCGACCACACGTGGCCGGTGGCGCTGCCGGGCGATACGATCTTGCAGATCGATGTCTATCGTTCCGGCCGCGTGAAGATCCGACGGCGGTAGCGCGCCATGGAATGGGCTACTATTACCCGGCTGTCGCCGCACTGCGATGAAACCGCCGAGGGCTATCGTATATACAGAGATGTGCCGATCGCGCGCACCGGCACGCAGATCTACTGGGAGAACGAGGTGCCGCCGCTGCGGGGCGACGTCGGCGGCAGGGTGCATGTTGAACGCGATGCCGCGGAGGTGTTCGACCCTGCCAGCATCCGTTCGTTTGAAGGCAAGCCTCTGGTGGACGATCATCCCTGGGAGCCGGTAGGCCCGGACAACTGGGACAATCTGGCGGTCGGCTACGTGGTCAACCCGCGCCGCGGCCAGGGGGTGCACGACGATCTGCTGCTGGCCGATCTGGTGTTCACCACCCGGCGCGGCATCGACGCGGTGAAGCGCGGCAAGCGCGCGATCAGCGTCGGCTATAACGCGGCCTACGAGCAGACCGCGCCAGGGCTTGGCCGGCAGAGAAGTATCTTTTGCAACCATGTTGCCCTGGTGGACGAAGGCCGCTGCGGCGCGCGCTGCAGCATCATGGATGGCCGCACGGTCTATGACTATGACGGCGTGGACGAGGCGCCGAAGCCGGCGCCCAAGAAATCGATCTTCGAGCGTTTCAGTGCCTACCTCGACGCCTGGAACGAGGCGGACCATCCGCGCGGCCAGCCGGACAACGCCGGGCAATTTGCAGAGAGTCCTGGCGGCGGCAGTGGTCCGAAGGCGGTGGGGGCTGCGAAGCCCAAATGGACGACGAGCCAGAAGAAGAACGCCGAGATCGCCGCCGGGATCCTGCGCGCCGCGGGCTACAAGGCGATGACGGTGAACCCGTCGGGCAGCAAAACCAATTCACGCTTCGCCGCGATCGGCAGCGCGACCAATGGCATCCTGGTCAACCCGCGTTCCAGTTTCTGGAAGGACCCGGAAGCATCCGCCAAGCTTAACCAGGGACATCTGGCGACAGCGAACCCGCTCGGCACTCTGCTGCACGAGATTGGCCACCTCGAGCATCCCGATGTGCGCAGCAACTGGATGGCAGAGCGGGAAAAGACCATCGCGCAGAAGGTCAGCAAATACGCCGGCACCAATCCCAAGGAATTCGTGGCCGAGACGTTCGCCGGGCTGCACAGCGGCCAGGACTACGACGACGAGGTCATGGGGCTGTTCAAGGCGCTGACGTGGCGTGCCGGCGCGCCCCGGCTGCCGGAGCTCGGCAAGACCAAAGAAGCGAAGGTCCGCTACGCCGAGATCAAGGCACTCGCCGAACGCGTGAAGGGGTTCAGGGCGCTGCCGAGCGGCGGCTCGTCGGCGATCGGCAGGTGGGTGCCGATGTATGAACTGCAGAGCGCGCTAAACGATCTGTGGGACACCCGCATGCAGGAGAGCGGCAAGCTCTCTAAGGCCGACCAGGAGCTCAACGACACGCTGCGCGCCGAGGTGACGCGGCGCTTCACCGAGGACCACAACGAGCGCGAGAAGCGTGCCGACGCCTACGCCTACATGAACGACGAGGAATTCAAGGAGGCGACCCGCCTCAGCTTCGGTGGCGATTCGCGCATGAAGCCGGGCATGAAGGCGCAGCTTGGCCGGTTGCCGGCAGCACACATCAGGCGCCTTGCGACCACCATGCACGTGCGCGCGGTGCAGGAGATCGAAGCGCTGTCGGACGATCATCCTTACGCGCCCGGCATGCATCCGGCCGGGCTGTTTGAACCCGACATCGGCAAGATCAGGGTGGCCGATCAGATCACCCTGCCGGACGGCTCCACGCGCATGCTCGCCTCGCGCGCCGCAACCCTACGTCACGAGGTCGGTCACGCGATCGATGACATCACCGGGCTGTCGTATAACCCGGTGCTGCTGGATGCGATCGAACAGGGCATCAGCAAGATGACCCCGGAAGAGCGCAACGTCGCCGCCTACTACCTCGCCGAGAAGTATCCGGTCGCCAGCGAGTTCGCCAAGAACCGCGCGCGCGCTTCGGAGATGTTCGCCGAGCTCTACGCCTACGCCTACAACGAGGGCGCCGAAGATGCCTGGAGTTTCGGTGGCCTGTCGCAGCAGCGCCGCTTTGAATTGTTCGGCAAGGCGCGGCAGATCCTGCGGCAGAAGCTGGCCGAGGAGATGGACGACCGCACGCTCGATCAGATGTTACGGGAGGCCGCATGATCGACTACGGCTACCGTATATACGATGGTCTGGACGGACGTTTGCATTTCGACCAGATCGTGGCCGGCCGGGTGTATCCGCTGCAGCCAACTGACGACGACGAAAAGATGCCGCGCGGGTTCTACGCGCCGGACTTCACCTATCTCGGCAACGAGGGCATCAGCGACGCGGCTGACTGGACAGCCGACGTTGACTGGCCCGATGCCTGGGAGGAGAGCAAGCACCCGCGCGGCCAGCCGGAGAACAAGGGGGAATTCGCCAAAGGCGGGGGCGGCGGCGGATCCGGCGGCGGCAAGCGGGAATCGTTCGGCAAGAGCTACGTGCGCGCCGGCGAGACCGGCGAGAACACCGCGGCCGGGGTTAAGGCGGAAGGCGGCAAGCAGGCCAAGGAGGCGGTCAACAAGATCGCCGGCAAGGCGTTCAAAACGATCAAGGGCGCGTTGGGGGCCGAGGACTATGAAATTGTCCACGAGCATTTTAAGGCCGCCAAATCCAAACCCAAAGAACGCGCCAAAATCGGAGGGTATTTGAGGCAGATGGCCAAGGCGGGCAAGAATCTGGCCAAGGCGCATTTGAAAGAAGAGGCGCACCACGCCAAGCACGCGGTGGGTGCGCTGCGCGCACTGGCCACCGGCAACAAGCCGACCAAGCAACAGGCCATGGGGCTGTTCTCCTACGGCGCGCGGGCGCTGATGATCACCGGCTCGATGGCGCTGGGTGATCCGACCGGCCACTCGGGGGCACTTGCCGCGACGTTCGCCGAAGACGCGGTGCACCACGTGCTGCTCGAGCATGCGGTGAAGCTGTTCGTGGGTGGCGGGTTCGGCATGATCAAGGGCGCTGTCGCCAAGCCGGAGCGCGACGCAGACCCAGGCTGGCGCCCGGATCAGTCAGACGACGAGCCGAAGGACGGCGACCCACCGGACGGTGATGAGTCTGACGATCCCGAGGAGATGAGCGACGAGGACGCCGCGCTGCTGCAGAAGTTCTTGGAGTGTCTGGCGGACACCGTCGAGGATATGACCGAGGAGGACGCCGTGCGCGTCCTGGCGCAGGGCGAGACGCCGGATGAGGACGGCGACGACGATCCTGACGGCGATGATGATGGCGAGCCCCAGGCCAAGGGCAACGACGACCAGACCCACGACGTCGACCCGTGGTGGACGGCGGACATTGACTGGGATCCGGCGGAGCATCCGCGCGTCCCCGGGGGTAGCGAGAAGGGCGGCGAATTCACCGCGGGCGGTGGCGGTGGAGGCGGTGGGGGTGAGACCGGGAAGGGCGCTGGCGCCGGCCACACGTTCGTGTCGCCCAGTGTCCACGAAGACCTGGACTTCGGCAGCGCCAGCGCGGGGCTCCGCTCGGAACGCCAGAAGATGCTGGAGACCGCTGCCGACGAAATCGACACCGCGCTCGGGCTGCGCAGTCGCCACCGGGCGGTGATCGGGGCGTGGTCGGACGGCGCCGAGAACACCGTGATGACCGAGACCGACGGCGGATCCTGGGAGGCGCTGAAGCTGGCCGCGGCGATGAAAGCCCATTTGAGCAACCAGAAAGCTGCCCTGGTGTTCCAGCGATCGCCCGACGGCAACGCCCATCTGTATCAATTCGAAGCTAAAGGAAGCCTTGACAAAATCCACCAAGACATGCTTGACGATGGCGTCGCATTCCATTCCATCGTCCCGACCAAGGACGGTGCCACCGTCTACGCCGTTGACCTGGAAGGCGACGCGGCGGAGGCATTTGAAAGAGCAGCAGGGCACTATGGCACAACTCCCACGTTCCAACGCGGCAAAGCCGAGCTCGTCGGCAACGACGCCGGCAAAGGCGACACCCCTGAAAGACAACGGCACGAAGCGCGGCTTGCCTACAAGCGAATCATTGAAAGCTCGGGGGTGGAAGGAGCTGACCGGATCTGGAAACGGATACTTCCTACCTATCGGACCGCGTTCGGCATAACCGAGTTTGAGCCGGAGGAGACCACCAAGCCGCTGCCCGGCAGCAAGGGGCATCCGGCGCTGATCTCATCGCGCGAGCCGAGTTCGGTCGATGCAAAGGCGGGTGATAAATACCGCCGCGCCGACATGAAGGGCATGAAGGAGGATCGGAACAAGGATCCCGCGAAGGACACTTACACGCAGAACATGAACCTGCTGAAGGACCACGACGGGTATCCCAATTTGCGGCCCGAGGAGACCGAGGGGAAGACGCCGGAGCAGATCGAACGCGCGGCGATCAATCACGCCAAAGCTAACCTGCGGTTTCTTTACGAGAACGCACCGGAAGAGGTCCGCCAGCAGGGGCCGCTTTGGTATGAGGGCGCGCATAACATGGCGGTGGCCGCGGCGAAGAAGTGGAAGATCCCACTGCAGAGTGCCGCGGGCGTCTACGCTGCGCTGTCGCCGCAGAAATTGTGGGACCAGAACGTCAAGCTCGGCGACAAGGTGATGAGTATATACAACGAGCAGCAGCATACCGCGTGGTCGCCGGAGATGACCGCGACCGCGCGGCGGATCTGGAAAGAGAAGGACCGCGCCCTGCTCGATCGCATCGGCGGCAAGACGCTGGCTGAGCTGCAGCTGCCGGCCGAGAAGGCGATGTGGATACGAACGTATGACGAGGCGCACGATCCGGAGCAGCATTTTGAGCGGCTGGCCCCCGACGGCACGGTGTTGGGAACGTGGGTCAACCTGGATGGCAAGCCAGCGAAGAACGCGTGGCAGAACACCGGGGCGATCGCCAACGCCATTATCGCACTGGAGTCCGGCGGCAACCGCGAGCGGCTCAGTCAGGCGATGGGCGCGCGCCATAAGGTGCGGTCGTTCTACAACAACATCCTGGATCCGCACTCCGCCAATCACGACGTGACGATGGACACGCACGCGGTCGGTGCGGCGCTGCTGCGGCCGGAGACCCAGCAAAGCACCTCGGTGATGCAGTCGTTGGCCACGGGACCGAAGGACGAGGCCCATACGCCCCCTGGCTGGAAGGGCGCCAGCTCGTCGAACGTCTCCGGCACGAGCGGCACCTACCCGCTGTGGGCGGACGCCTACCGGGAGCTGGCGGACGAGCTCGGTATCGAACCCAGGGTGCTGCAGTCGGTGACCTGGGTGGCCAAGCGCAACCTGTTCGACGACCGGATGACCGAGGAGACGCGCCAGGGCGTCGAGCAGGCGTGGCGCGAGTATCACGCCGGCTCGCGCACGCTGCAGGGCACGCAGCAGCACATCCTGCGGCTGGCCGGCGGCATGAACAAGCCGCCCCCAGGCGTCGCCGGTGAGGCGAAGCCGAGGGCGAAGAAGAAGGCGAAGGCGGCATGAGCAAGTGCGCGGACGACCCGGTGGTGGAGCTGTTGTTGGCGGCGAAGGTGCCGGTCACCCGGCAGAACTGGATCGACGCAGCATATGGCCACGAGGTGCCGGAGCCCTGGACAGCGCTGGAGGAGGACGAGGTGCCGGAAGAGCTCCAGGATTGGACCAAGGTGGCAGTGGAGGACTAGGCGTCCTCGAACCGCCAGCCGTCGGTGCCGCGCTGGACCCGCTCGTGGCCCGCCTGACGGCTGATGCCAGCCGCCTCTGCAGCTGCCGCGATTGACTGGTAGCGGCCGTCTGGGGTCACCACAGGGCGATACAGGGGGTGGTTTGGCGCTGCCATGTCATGCTGGTTGATCCACTCCTTGGCCGCCCTGAGCGAGGTCAGGAACGGCCGCGGCGCTGGGCCCTTCTCCAGCCGGCCGCTGATCGCATACAGTGGGCGGCCGGAGTTGGCGTGGGTGACGTCGGTGCGGAAGATGGTGCAGCCGCGATAGGTGATCATCTCAGTTCTCCAGTTTGGCGGCCAGCTTCTGCAGCTTGGCGGCGTCGCGCAGCCAGGGCTGGGCGGACGCGTTGTCCTGCCAGTTGGCGCGAAGGTGCTCTGCCTTTTCGTGGCAGATCTCGGCGACGATCTCGAGCAGACGCGCGAGGCTGGTTGCGTCGATGGTCTGCTCGATGACGTCGGCAGCGTCAGAAGGGATACTCACTGCACAAACTCCCATCGACCTACGGTGTTGCCGTTGCTGTCGCGCAGGGGGCCGCAGTCCCGCGTGTCGGGCCCGATACCTTTGACGACGGCAGTGGCCAGCGTCACCAGGATGAGGGCGATCTCAGGCCCGGGGTGGGGCTCACCGTCGTCATCGCAGAATGCGGCGTTGTCGGTGTCGATGCTCAGGGTGAAGGCCATCACGCCACCTCCAACCCGGCGCTGTAGGCGCCCTCGATGATGTCGACGCCGTAGCGGGGCTCGACGACGAAGCCGTTGCACCAGCGCTGTGCGGCCGGATCCAGGTTCTCCTCGAGCCAGTCGCGGCCTTCGGGGGTGACGCCGGACACGATCCAGATCGAACCGTGGTCCTGCACTTGGATGTCGAACATTTAGAATCTCCTTGAGAGAGGGGCGGCCGAAGCCGCCCAGTTGAGGGTTACGCCACCTTGGTGTCGTTGACCGTGTGGTCGTGGATGGAGGTCTGCAGCTGCTCCAGCAGCGCGTAGGCGTCGCGCTCAGAGCAGCAGTCCAGCCTGATGGGCAGCTGGCCGTCCTGGCTCAGGTAGAGGTCGAAGACCTCCGAGCCGTCGGTCAGGATGCCCTTGGCGAGGCGGATGCTGACCGTGTTCGTGATGCCGATGGTGGTCATCTCAGAAGCCTCCAACAAACAGAATCAGGATAGTGACTTGCAGGATGGCCGAGAGGCCGAGGAAGTAGGTCATTGCGGAATCTCTCTTAGGGTGATGGGCGTGGGCGGCCGAAGCCGCCCTGGTTGATGGGTTAGACCCAGCTGTGTTGGGGGCCGTAGCGGCAGGCCTCTTCGAAGCTGTGGAACTGATTTCCGTTGGCGTCTTGATACATATGATCTCCTTTCAGTTGTGGAACTCTTCCTGGCCGCCTTAAACCAAGGTGGCGCTAGGCCCGGGACTTGCACCGGACTGACCTCTCTTTCCAACCCATACATAAGCAGCTTGACGTCAGACGTCAAGGCCTTGACGTGCCACGTCAGGGTTATTTTCGGAGGGCGCTGCCATGCCGTGCCAGTGCCTACGCTGCGTGAACGAAAGGAGGGCCACCATGAGTAGACGAACAATCGGCGACTATGTGCTGCGCGGGTTTTTATCCCGCGACAAGGCGACCGCGCATGCGGTCATCGAAGAGGCAGAGGCAGACAAGGATCTGCTGCTGACCAAGGACGCCGACGAGGATCAGCCGCACCACGAGCCGGATGGTGACGAGGGTGGTGGCGACAAGCACACCATCGTGAATATCCACAACCATCACGAGAACGGCGACGACGACAAAAAGAATGGCGATGACGATTGGAAAACGTCCAACGACGCCGCCATCAAAGAGCTGCGCGACGGCATGAAGGCGATTGTCGACATGATGACGCGACGTTCTGCCGACGGCGATCTGCCGCCCTGGCTGAAGAAGGGCGACGGCGACGACGACAAGGAAGGCGACGGCGAAGCCAAGGACGCCGAGGTGCCGAACCCGGCCAACGCCGGCGAAGAGGCGCAGACCGGCACGCCGCCGGCCTCGATCGAGCCGGATCTGATGGAGGCTGACCCGGCCTTGAAGATGGGTCCCACCATGATGGGCGATTCCACCCGCGCGTCACGCCTCAATCAGGCGATCAACAAGGTGATCCGCGACACCAAGGCACGCGCCGAGGTGCTCTCGCCGGGCATCAAGATCGGCGTGCTGGACGGCGCGCTGGGTGACGATCGGCTGAAGCAGGCCGCCCAACGGATCTGCAACACCCGGCGCCAAGCGTTGACCGCAGCGTGCGGCACCCCGCGCGGCATGCAGGCGGTCGGACGTCACACCAAGGACTCCATCGCGTCGATGTCCTGCGACGCGGTGAAGATAGTGTTCGTCGATGCGTCCGATCGGATGCGGGCCATGAACAACGCGCAGAACCTGCCCAGCCCGCAGTTTGGCGACAACCGCCGTGCCGCCAACAGCGATCTGCGCTCGCGGATCGAGGCGATCAACAAGCGCAACGCCGAGCAGTGGTCCGCCTGGGGCGGCACAGCAAAGCGCGCCTAACGGCCAACTGAAAGGAGACCACTATGACCGCGTATCTTTTGACGATGCCGAGTGGCTTTCCTGGCTCACTGACACGCCAGGAACACGCCACCGTGGAAGGACAGCCGATCAACACCACCAGCCCGCCACAGACCTACGGGCAGGTGGTGGTGATGGACGTGGCGACCGGCACCATCCGCCAGCCGACCACCACCGACACCACAGGCTTTTGGGGCATCAGTGTGCGGCCCTATCCGACCCAGGGCTTCGGCCCGGCCGGCTCGGCGGCGCTGAGCTCGCCGGTGGGTGCGGTGACGCCACCGACCGCCGGCGCGGTCGACGTGATGCGCCGCGGCTACATCCTGTGCCAGCTCGGCGGGGCCACGGCCGCCGTGAAGGGTGCCCCCGTCAACGTCTGGACGGGTGCCACAGGCGCCGGACAGGTCACCGGCAATGTCACCGCGGTGGCACCGGCGGCCGGCTCCTGTGTGGCGCTGCCGGGCGCTGTGTTCATGTCGGTGCAGGACCCCGGGCCGTTGTCCCAGGGCCTCGTGGAAGTGGCGTTCAACATCTAAGACGATACGTTCGTATCTACGCCGGCCTCGAGCGCATCGCGGCACCCCCACACACTCTGAAAGGATACGCCCATGCCAGACGGCATGACTGGCATCCCGCCCGCATACGGCGGTTTGCAGACGTTTGACGGCATCACGCGCGATAGTGCCGGTGCCTTCCTGACGGGAGAGCTCGAGCGGCTCGACCCGACATTGCACGAGCCTTTGGTTAGCATCACGTGGTCGCGTGATATCGATCTGCGCTCGGACATCACCACCGGCGATGAGTGGGTGTCGTTCACCAACTCAACGTTCGGCGCGTCCGGCGGTTTCGCGACCCAGGGCATTTCCTGGATCTCGAAGGACGCCAACGCGATCCCGGCTGTCTCGCTGGATATCGGCAAGACCGCCAATCCGTTGCGGATCTGGGGTCAGGAAATCGGCTGGTCGATGCCGGAGCTTGCCTCGGCGATTCAACTCGGCCGTCCGATCGATGAGCAGAAGTTCCAGGCGCTTCGCCTGAAACATCAGATGGACACCGACCAGCTGGTCTATATCGGTGATCCTGTGGTCGGCACCACCGGGCTGTTCAACCTGTCGACCGTGACGCCGGTCAACGTCACCGGCGGCACCTGGACCTCCGGCGGTGCGCCGGTGATCATCCAGCAGATCAACGAACTGATCGCGACCACCTGGGCCAACTCTGGTTATGCCATCGTGCCAAACCAGATCCGGCTCCCACCGCTGCAAATGGCGCAGCTGGTGTCGACCTTGGTCAGCACCGCCGGCAACGTCTCGGTGCTGCGCTTCATCCAGGAGAACAACCTCTCGATGACTCACGGCTCCGGCGCGCTTAACATTCAGGCGTCGAAGTGGCTTACCAACCGCGGCGTCGGCAACAGCCAACGTATGGTTGCGTATACGAAAGAGTATGACAAGGTGCGTTTCCCGATGACGCCGCTGCAGAAGACTCCGTTGGAGTGGCGCAGCCTCTACAACATCACGACCTATTGGGGTCGGATGGGCCAAGTCGAAAGCCCGTATCCCGAGACGATTTCCTATCGGGACGGTATATAACACCGTATATACGTAATTTCAGCTTTGAGACGGTAGATTAAATCCGGGGTAACCCGCGCGCCGCCTCCTTATTGCCGACCTCTGATGAGGCGCACCGAAACTTGCGCTGTCGTGCTGCGTGGCAGATCAAGCATCGCAACCACGTCTTACCTGTCTTGCTGTGTCGCATCAGCGTAGCATTGCGGCGATGCAGCAAGTGACCAAACCGACAGGAGGGCATATGCAGACTATCCAGGTGATCAAGCCGTTCATCCTGCAGCACGATCCGCTGACCCGGAAGGTGCGGGATCCGGTGAACGTGAACAACGAGATCGAAGAGATACTGCCGTCGCGGAAGCAATATTTCGATGTCGGTATCTACGAGGTCGAGGACCACATCGCCACCCACTGGTATGTGGTGCCGCACCTGAAGGGCTACGTGGCGCCGCCGGTGATCGGGATGCCGGAATTCCAGCTGGCGCGGCAGGCGGCGGAGAAGCTCAAAGCCGAGCAGGCGGCGGTGGATCCCACCTCGCCGTCGCAGCCGATGCCGGCTGATGCCGTGGCACCGCGTATGGCGGGGCTGCCGCCGGGCGTGGAGCGGGCGGAGCCGATCGCGTGAGCGACGTCGTCGTCACACCTGTGCCGGGCCCGGTGCCGCTCGACACTTCTGGCGCGCCGGTGATCCCGACCAGCACCATCAGCGACCCGCCGACGTTCCGGCTGCACTTTCCGGAGTTCGGGGACGACACGGTCTATCCGGATCCGCAGATCCAGTTTGGCCTGGACATCTCCACGGTGTGCCTGAGCCCGTATCGCTGGGGCTCGTTGCTGCAGGCGGGCGTCGAGCTGATGACGGCGCATCAGCTGGCGCTGTCACAGCGCGCCCTGCAGAGCGGTGCGGCGGGCGGCACGCCCGGTGCGGCGGGTGGTCTGGTGACCAGCAAGAGCGTCTCCAAGGTGTCGGTGGGCTACGACGTCAGCAGCACCGCGATGGAGGGCGCCGGGCCGTGGAATTACACGACCTACGGTCAGCGGTTCTACTGGCTGATGCGCATGGTCGGCATCGGCGGCTACGAGGTGCTGAGCGACTGGGCCAGCGTCAACCTCTCAGGGGTCGCGCTGGGCTGGGCAACCGGCGTGATGTATCGCTGGGGCTCCTACTGAGCCCATGATGGACGGCGCCAACTTCCCGCCCCCGAAGGACGACGAAGCGCAGCCGCGGGCGGGGGCGCGTTGGGAGACCGTGCAGCACCTCTACACCGTGAACGCCGGCAGCGCGCCGCCGGCCAACACGCTGCTAATTGGCGAGCTCGGCCTGGAGCTGGCGGACCCGGTCAAGATCTGGGCCGGCGTGCCGACCAGCATGGACGCTACGGGCCGCAAGCTGCTCTACGACAGCAGCAAGGGCGCCGGGGCGGCATTCCCCGAGGCGCCGCTCGACGGGCTGGTCTACGGCCGCCAGGGCAGCACTGCGTCGTGGCTGGGGGTATTGCCCCTGACCGGCGGCACGCTCTCCGGAGCGCTGACCATCCAGAGCACGAGCGACGCTACACTCTATGTCCATGCGACCGGACCAAGCTGGCCCGCCGTCAAATGGAACACTGATCTGGCGGGCACCGCTGCGGGCTACTTTGAATCGCAACGCTACGGCAAATCGCGCTGGTCGGTGGAGTTCGGCGGCACCGAGCGAGAGACTGGCTTTGACGCCGGCACCAACTTTCTGATCAACCGGTTTGACGACAACGGCAACGTGAAGTTTCCCACTCCGTTCGCCATCACACGCGCGACCGGCTATGTGCATTTCGGCTCGCTGGTGTTTCTCGCCACCGATCCCAATACCGACCTGGAAGCGGCGACCAAACACTACGTCGACCAGCAAAGCCCGGCGAACAAATACCTGTTGCTGACCGGTGGCACGATCAACCCCGGCCCGCTCAACATCGAAAACCTGATCGACAACCCGCGGCTGAACCTCACCGGGCTGTCTGGCATCGGCTCCTACTGGCCGATCATCACGCTAAATGTGCAGGCGACCACCGGTTCGGTCGGTATCATCCAGAGCCAACGCAACGGCGCGCGGCGCTGGACGATCACCCTGGGCGACGGCTTTACGCCGGAGGTGCTCGGCTCCAGCGCCGGCACCGATCTGATAGTTTCGCGCTACGACGATTTCGGCGGGCTGCTCGGCAACGTGCTGACCATCGCGCGCGGCAGCGGCAACACCACCCTGAACGCCGCACTGATCGTGGCAGGCACGGTATTGCTGCAAGCCGGTGATCCAACCACCGACCAGGGGGCCGCCACCAAGCACTACGTCGATATCAAAGCGGGCGGCTATCTGCCGCTCACCGGTGGCCGGCTCAGCGGTGGGCTAAGCTTCGGGACGCGCTACGCGGCCAACGCACAAGACTTGAGCGCACATATCGCGCTGTATGATGGCTGGGGCGGCTTCAGCATCACCCCAGGCCATCTGAACGTTGTCGCTGGCGGCGCACTGGCGCTGAGCTTTGATGGCCCGTCGATCTTCGTGGCGCCGAACACCGGCCTCTACGTGAACCGCGATCCCTCCACTGATATGGAGGTGGTCAATCTTCGCTACCTGAACGCCAACACGGTCAACATCGCTGGCGGCGACGCGCGCTGGGTCAACGTGACTGGCGACACGATGTCCGGCAATTTGATGATCTCCTCGCCGAGTCAGCAAACGGCGTTCGTGGTTAACGCGCCGATGGGAACCTCGCCGGGATATGCGTTCTACATCGGCGGCAGGCAGCGGTGGTTTGTCGGGGTCAGTCCTGATCTGGAAGATGGCAGCGGCTTCGGCAGCAACCTCGCATTTTACAGCTACCACGACGACGGCAGCTTCAGCGGCACGCCGCTATGGATCGATCGCCAGGATGGCTATCTCTGGGTGCAGAACACCATCTCGGTCGGCCGCGATCCGATCACCAGCATGGAGGTGGTTACTTTAGAATACGCGCGCGCCAACTACGCGCCGATCACAGGCGGTGGTTACCTCCCGCTGACCGCTGGGCCATCATATCCTCTGACCAATGCGCTTTACATCGACTCAACCACGACGGGCCTCGCTGCTGCGATCCATCTTACGACACCGGGCTGGCCCGCCGTCGTGTGGAACACCACGACCAACAGCGTCACAGGGGGAAACACTGCGGCAGGGTATTTCGCTTCGCAGCGACAAGGCAGGAACCGCTGGTCGGTAGAGTTCGGCGGCACCCAGCAGGAAACCGGCGGTAATCAGGGCACTGACTTTCTGATCAATCGCTTCGATGATAGCGGCAACGTTCTCTATCCCAGCCCGCTTGCCATCAATCGCCAGCTTGGCACGGTGACCATCCTGCCGCCGCTGATGCTCGCTGGCCCGCCTACAACCACCAACCAAGCCGCGACGATGGGCTACGTTGACGGCAAGGCGGGCAACTACCTGCCGCTCGGTGGCGGCATCATGCAGGGCGGCATCTCGTGGGCTGATGTGTATGGCCAAAGCCCGAGCGATGCCACGCATCATCTGATCCTGCATTCCGGCTTCGGTATTGGGGTCAGTGGTCCGACGCCGCGACGCATGAACTACATCGCGGATGCGGCCAGCCAGCACGTGTTCATCTGCGGCGTCGATACCGCGTGGATACAGGCTCAGGGCCTGTTCATGGCATCGGGCGCTGATGTCATCCTGTCGCGCGTGCCGACCAACACGTCGGCTGCGGTGCCTAAGAGCTACGTCGATACCTTCCTGCCGCTGGCCGGTGGCATCATGACCGGCGGCATCCGGTTTAACGATAACAATTACCTCGGTGTCGCTGGGCGACCCGACACCAGCCACCACATCACGCTGTTCAGCGGTTACGGGTTCTCGATCACCACGGCCAGCTTGAATATCGTTTCGACTGATCAGATTTGGTTCTCTAACAGCCAGAGCGGCCACGACATCGCCTATTTCCGCGAAAATGTCGGACTGGCTTTCGTCGGCATCACCAACACCGTCACGGTGGGCCGCGATCCAACCGCCAAGATGGAGGTGGTCACCAAACAGTATGCCGATGGGCTGATCGGTGCGGCGGGCGGACCATTCCTGCCGATCGTTGCTGGGTT